AGTCATATAGATCAATTGATCGGCGCAATGAGTTTTTTGTATGGCCAAATTGAAAATATGGAACATAGATATAAATGTAATGAGGAAATGAAAAAATTAGATAATGGCCGATCGTTTAAATATAAGAAAACAAGAGGTGATTCCAATGACTAACGCACTCGCACAAATCAATAACAGTCTGACCATGTGGGAAGATGACGCAAGGATTGGCGAAATTCGTAAGCTTTTTGCGCCAAAGTTAACGGAGATGGAGTTTCAATATTTTGTAGGTCTTGGAAAAGCAACCGGTCTTAATCCTTTTTTAAGAGAAATTTGGTCAGTTAAATATGATGAACGCTCACCCGCTCAAGTATTCATTGGTCGAGATGGTTACCGAAAAGCCGCTCAAGCACATTCTGAATACGACTATCACCAGTGCGATGCGGTTTATGAGAATGATATTTTTGAGGTTCAGGACGGTATAGTAAAGCATACCTATAAACTAACACAGCGAGGCGCGCTAATCGGTGCTTACTGTATCGCCAAGCGGCATAAGTCATCCAGACCTATGTATGTTTTCGTAGAAGTCAAAGAATATTCAACGGGTAAAAGCGTTTGGAGTCAAAAGCCTGCTACCATGATTAAGAAGGTTGCAGAGAGTCAATGCCTTAGAGCATGCTTTCAAGATTTACTGGGTGGAACGTATGGCGAAGAAGAAATGCCAAATAATCAAACGGAAAACAATATACGGGTTATTCATGGAGAAACACAAACCCAAACGCTTAAAAATCTATTAACGCCTAATGTAGTAGATGGAGAAGTCATTAATACAGAGACGGGCGAAGTCACGACAATGACAAAAGAACCAACCATTGCCGCAGACTATACGCCTATATCACAAGAGAACATCGACAAGATTGAGATATTGATGGATGAAAAGCAATTTGATGAAGTGCGAAAAAAGAAAGCCTTTGATTATTTTAAGGTAGAGAAACTATCTGACTTAACCGAAGCGCAAGCCGAAGTCTTTTTGTTAAATCTTGGGAAAACATAATATGCAATCAAATGATAAATATTTTGAGGATAAAATTAAGGCTTTGGAAAAAAGGGTAAGACTACTCGAAGATAAAGCTTTATTATTGGGTGGTTGGCCTGAACTTATAGAAAATGAATTGTCTTTACATAATAGAGCAGAAAAAATGAGAGAATACCTTAAAAAAGAAAGAGAAATAGAAAATGATAAATAGAGTAACGCTAGTTGGCAGAATAGGTAAAAAAGACTTGAAACAGACGAAAATGGGTATGTCGTTATGTAACTTATCCATAGCAACCGAAGAAAAATATATTGATTCAATAGGAAATCAAAAAAAAGTCACCACTTGGCACAATGTGAACTTCTTTAGCAAACTAGCCGAAGTTGCCGATAAATACACGCTAGTGGGCGATTTGGTTTACATAGAAGGCAAAATAAGTAACCGGAAAGTAGTAGATGATAATGGCGTAAATCGTATGGTGCATTCTGTTATAGGGGAAAAAATACAATTTCTTCCGAGAGGTGCCAAGGATAATTCAACAAAAGAAGAAAGCCATTTTGATGAAAGCCATATAACGAATACTGAATGGGATGCTCAGGAAATTCCATTTTGAATAACATAATGGCGGAAAACCCATAAAACTCATCCATTTCGATATATCCATACTCTTACTCGCCGATCCTTCGGCGATAAAATCCCTCTTTAGGCTTTATGAGTCTTCCGGTGCAAAATTATAAATCAGTTTAAAGTAACTGTCTGTAGGATAAGTGCTACAGTTTGGAAATAATAGATTTGGCTATTTCTTGCGTTAATGGCTTCGTAATCATCTCATTCATCCCTACTTCAATGCATTTTTGCCTTTCTTCGTCTTCAGTATGAGCGGTTATAGCAATAATAGGCGTTGTAATGTCGCATGTACGGATATCCTGAGTGACTTTATAGCCATCTATATCAGGTAACCCAATATCCATGAGGATAAGGTCGTAATAGAATTCATCAACTAACTCAAGGGCTGTTTTTCCATCAGGGGCAATATCCACTGTACAATTTAGTGATTCCAAAAGGTCTTTTGATATGCGGGAGATGATCTGATTATCTTCCACCAATAAAACCTTGTGCTTATTAAAGATAGAATTTAACTCGCCTGTCGTGCTTAAGTTTTTATGCGGAATAGGAACAGAAGTAGTACTTAAGTTTTCACGTTGAATTGACACGGAAGTAGTACTTGAGTTTTCAGAATAGCTTACTTTTATGACAGGTACTTTATAAGGAATAGTAACCTTAAATAGAGTACCTTTTCCTAATGTAGTTTGTAACTCATATTTTCCGCCAAGCTCTTCTATAAATTGTTTGACGATATTAAGACCTAATCCGCTTCCTGTATAAACCCCTTCATAAGACGGATGTAAGCGAATAAATTTTTCAAAAATTATATCCTTTTTATTTTCTGGTATACCTATACCGGTATCTTCAATGATAAATTGCAGCAAGCCTTTTTCACTCGATGAGGGAAACCAGTTTGCGATAATTTTCACAAACCCTTTTTCGGTAAATTTAATCGAATTTGCAATGATATTAATAAGAATACGCTCAGTTCTTGCTACATCGCCTATAAAATTAGGCGGTATGTTATCAAGTGTAAGTGTAAAATCTAGGTGCTTAGAACTTGCAGACGGCAACATCATACGATAGATATCTTGTAAGACAGTGTGAATATCAAATTCTTTTTCTGCAATGGTAAATTCGCCGCTTTCTGTTTTTATGTGGTCTAAGATTTCATTAAGATGGTTTAATATGGATTCAGCGCATTGTTTAATATCGTGCAGATAATTTTTTTTAGTAAATTCTGTTTCAGAATTTTCTAAAAATTCTGATATGGTGACGATTCCACTAAGCGGAGTTTTTAAATCATGTCGCATATTGGTTAAAAATTCCGTTTTAACTTTGTCTGACAATTCTGCCGCTTCTTTTAATTGCCTTAAATTCATTTCCATTGATTTACGCTCCGTAATATCTAACGCAATATTAACAACTCCTATTATGTTATCTTCACAATCTTTTATTGGATTTTTCATGCTCAAAAAATAAATTTTAGAGCCATCTTCTCTAAAGTGGATTTCTTCCCCTATAAATGACTCTCCCGTTTCTATAACTTTTTTTGTATTTTCCCATACAGGTTTATGGGAAAAATTAGTTAAATGTTTTCCTACAATATTATCGAATGATTGAACATCGAGACAGTGTATCAATTCTTGATTACAACCTAAAAAAAATCCACTTTTATCAACCCAAGAAAAATTGATAGGAAATAAATTAAATAAAGCCTCTAACGCAACATCTTTAGCTTTGACTTGAAAGGTTTTATTGGAATAAATTTTATGTTTCATGAGAATAAATAATTATATTTTCAGGGTGTTAGATTTATTTGAGTAACACAATGGTAGAATCTCTTGCGCAGTAAATTTCATTAATGCGTCAACTGCTCTTTCTTGTTCTTGTACCGGTACCATCTGAAGCGTTTTTTCAATAAATTCTGCGAACTTGATAGACATTGAAGCGCCATTATTTGCAGTAGACTGATAAGGTTTTTTGTTAAAGACTGATGAAAAGGATTCTTTTTCGGCTCTGATAATGGATTGATTTGTTTCTGAATTGTTTTTTACGGTTTGATTAAATTGCGTAAAAAACATTTCTCTCATTAAACCAGTAGGAACAAAGTCAGTATTATTCTTTATACGTCGCATAGCTTTGCAACATTGAGTTTTATATATCTCATAATTAAATCCCTTAGAGGCACAAAATTTTTGGAATGCCAATTCTTCAATTAAATATTTTCGTAAAAGTGTTGTTTGTTCTAAAGTATCAGAAATTTTTGGATTCTTTAGAGAATCTCTAACCTGTCTAATTCTGGTGTCTACATCAACTTTAAACTCTGGCTTACCCTCGTATAGTTTTTCAATATCTGAAATGGTCTTGTCTTTATTAGGCCAATCTAAAAATTCTTTCCACGTTAAAACAGAAAAGTTTTTGGATTTCTTTAAGGATTCTACGGATTCAAAATTGTCGATATTCCATTGGGAACTTAACTTTTGGCACTCTGAAATAGCGTCTTCTTCGCTAATACCGTATTGAATCATTAACCTGAAACGTTGGAGATTATCGGCTAGGCATAGGGTTAGATTTTCAACATTTGGCGTATTAACGACGTCATTGGTCATTTCTGAAAATTCAGCTTTGGTTTGCGCTTCGGGGTTTTGGTCTTGGATGACGCTGATTGTCCAAAGGACATTACTATTTTTTCGTAAAGCTTGATTTAATGGCATTTTGATACGCTCCTTTAAGAATACGCACTAATTCAAAATCCCTTAGTTAAAATAAAGTCCCTAATAAAAAAATAAAACAATATTCTTTATAGCATAGTTTTGTAAACATAATAGGTAATATTCATTATATATGTTAAATTTTTCGCCTTGTTCGTTATTTAAACTCACCAACAAGGGATAAATTTTATGGGAAATTTGGATGAAAAAATAAAAATTATAGATGAATTATTTAGACAAACCCAAGAATTGCGTACCGAAGTACAGGCATTAGTTAGGAATTCTCAAGAACTTAGTAGACGTTTATCAGATGAAACAGAGGAATCATTACAAGCAATAAATAGAGAAATGCGGGAAATTATGTTCGGGTTGATGGATAAAGAGAGAAGAATATTTTATAAAAAAAGCAAACATCATACATATTTGGAAAAACACGAAGCATTTATGAAAAAACTAGATAGTGATTTCAGAAAAGAGAACGCCTTTACGGATATAGTCGAGATAAATGAAAATCGAAAAAGACTAAAAAAGCTCAATGATTCTCAGCATGAATATGATGAAAATCATAAATTTTTGTTATTTTTTGATCGTGCTGTCGATAAAGTTTTACAAGGCTATATTGTACAATTTCTCTGCTTTTTAATAACCGGTGAAAGTTATGGACGTTATGAAGGATACTGGAATAAAAATGAATTATCTGTAAATGATATCGAGGACATCGGTAAAAATCATGGTGAAAAATTAGAGGTCAATATTTCTTTAGTTATTAATGATATAAAAAATTCAATTACAAATACTTTATGTTTTTTTAGTCCATCAAATGAACCTGAAGAAGATGAAGCATCAAATCCGATCTTAACAGAAAATAAAATGAGGTAATATAAATATGGAAAGTAAAGTTGATTCAATTATTACAGAAATAGCGCGATTAAATAGGGTTGTTTCTGAACAAACAAAGGAAATACAAAGTCTTAATGCTAAAGTAAAAGTATTGGAAGGAAGAAATGAACAGTTATTAAAGGAAAATAAAAGATTATTATCTGAAAATAATAATTTAATAAATGATGAAATGCCTGAAATCAGAAATTTCAATATTCCAACAAAAACCTCTAGTTATTCTGATGTATCAGAAAGTGATGAGGAAATAAAAGGATTAATCTCTAACGATAGAGAATCAAGGAATGATGAAAGAAGGTTATCATTATCTATCAGATCATCTAATAGTATTCCTTTTAGCCCTTTAATTGGTATGCGAGATACATTTTCTATATTTACTTTCAGCAGTGTTTTAACCAAAGAAAAAAAAGAAAATCAGTTGAGAAAATTAGCTTTTGAGGGAAATGCTGAAAAACTTAGTGAAATACTAACTAAAGACCAAAGTATTGTTAATGGTCGTGGCATGCCAGATTCTATTTGCTCTCGATTTAGTTCATTTTACGATAAAACCGCTTTAATGTTAGCCGCAAAACAAGGTAAGTTATCGTGTGTTAAAGAATTAATAAAGCATGATGCTGACCCTAACCTTTGGGATAGAGATAAACTTACAGCTTTGGATTATTCAGAAAGAAATGGCCATGTAGAAGTTTCCAGTTATTTGCGCGCTAATAAGGCACTTAATGCTATTAACGTACCAGAATTAAAAGAAGAAATGACAAATAGGTTTAAATTAAGTTAATTTTTAAGGAAAAAGCCAGGGATGGCATCAACAATAGATCATGAAAAAGAACAGGAAGCCTCGAAACTTCGTGGTTCATTGCTTGAATTTACTCGTTATTTTTTTGAGTATATTACAGGTAGAAAATTTATCATATCCGTACCCGTGGGAAGGGAATCACACCACATCACTTGTTGCCGAGCCTTAACATCGGCCATGCGTCTTGAAGTTCTAAGAGAAATTATCAATTTGCCGCCAGGTTGCGGAAAATCAACACTGGTCAGCATGTGGGCGGCATGGGGATGGGCAAGTTATCCTGACGCTAACTATCTCTATATCTCTTATTCGCATGAATTAGCCAGTAAACATACGGCTTTTATTCGTTCAGTCGTCTCATCCAAAATGTACCGTTATTTGTTCGATATTGAAATTGACCCAGACAGTCGAGCCAAGGATTCGTTTAAAACCACTCTGGGAGGCTCTATAAAGGCTTTTGGCTCAGGGGGAGCCATAACAGGGCAGGATGCAGGTTTGCCTGGCTTAAATCGCTTCACAGGAGCCGTAATACTAGATGATGCCCATAAGCCAGATGAAGCACACAGCGATACCATACGACAAGGGGTCATTGATAACTATGATGAAACCATCCGGCAACGTTGCCGCGGCATCAATGTTCCCATCATTTACATCGGCCAAAGAGTCCATGAGGCCGATTTAACAGATTTCTTTTTAAGTGGCAAAGACGTAGATGAGTGGCATTCAACTATTCTCAAGGGATTGGATGAAGCCGGAAATGCCCTTTATCCTGAAATGATGCCAAAGGAAAAACTCTTGCTTTTGCAGGAAAAATCCCCGTACGTCTTTGCCAGTCAATATCAACAAGACCCATTACCGGCAGGTGGCGGATTATTTAGGCCAGAATGGTTTGTATTGTTAGATGAAGAGCCAAAATGTCATGTAACTTTCATCACAGCCGATACCGCAGAAACGGATAAATCCTGGAATGATGCGACCGTCTTTAGCTTTTGGGGTGTCTATGAGATTGAAACTATGGGAAGAAAGACAGGAGAGCTTGGCCTTCATTGGCTAGATTGTATGGAGATTCGCATAGAACCCAAGGATTTAAAAGAAAATTTTATGGATTTTTACGCCAATTGCGTGCTTCATCCCAAACCCCCTTTATTGGCAGCCATTGAGAAAAAATCTACCGGTGTTACCTTGGTTAGCATTCTTCAAGAATTACGAGGGATGCAGATTAGGCAGATTGAACGAACTGTGGCATCTGGCAGTAAGACGCAGAGATTTCTTGAAATGCAACCTTTTGTCGCATCAAAGCTCATTTCATTTACCAAGTATGCAAAACATCTTGATATTTGTATTAAACACATGGGTAAAATTACGGCCAATAATACACATCGACATGATGATATCGCCGACACGCTTTCAGATGCTATTCGTATCGCTTTGATTGAAAAAACGATATATTCTAATGTGGATAAGCAGGGAGAGCGGCAACAGATTCTTAATAACATGAATCAATTGTTACAACGGAAAATAAGAGCAAGGGACGCTCAATATGGCAGACATCGCTAAAAAGCATACGGATAGATTAAAAGAACTTAAAAAATCGGTTGAAGAAGCGCAGCAATATTTTAATGACAATGTTGAGCGTTACGAAAAGTTTACAAAATTTGTCTTTAAAACCTCTCTTGATGATATGGAAATGGGAACGTTGGCCGACAGAGGGATGCCAACCATTGAATTTAATATCCTTGAAGCTTATATCTCTCGCCTTCGTGGGGAATTTGCTAAACAACAACCATCATTAACGGTTCGTGCAGCCGATGGCGTGCCGCTTTCCATGCTCGACAAACAATTCAATGCCACAATAGAGGTAGTTGAAGCGCATTTGCGCGCTGTCTTCTTTGACGGCACCAATGACATGCTCCAATACAACATTTATTCAGATTTGCTGGCAGGTGGCTTTTCGGTTCTTCGAGTCTATACCGATTATGTCAATGAGATGAGTTTTGAACAAAATATTTGTATTGAGCGAGCATTTGACCCAACGCTTTGTGTTTTTGACCCTTTGTCAAGAGATTCCCATAAGGGAGACGGTCGTTTTTGCGGTGAACTTCATCCCATGACCCGTAAGGAATTTGAGGACGAGTTCGGATCAAAGATTACAGAGGATATGAAGTTTACGCGCTCGCTTTCTGGATTTGATTGGTCTTTTCAAAATGAACAGGAAGAAATTGTCCTCGTTTGTGATTATTACGAAAAACAATGTAAAAAAGAAACGATTATTAAATTATCCAATGGTCATTCGGTAACTGAGAAGGAATACGATAAATTCTTAAAAGAGTGGGAAGAATCAGGGATGATTGAGCAACCTCCCGCGCCTGTTAAAAAAAGAAAAACGTTTATCGAAAAAATCATGCGTTATCGTTTTTGTGAAAGCGCATTACTCGATGTTTGTGAAACCAATTTCAAATACTTACCGCTTATATTTGTAGACGGTAATAGTATCAATATTAAAGAAGGCGGCTCCTATACTCAGATGACACGGCCTTATGTATACCATGCGATGGGGATACAAAGGCTTAAGAATTTGGCCGGACAATCGCTGGGTAATGAACTTGAAAATACGATACAGCATAAATTTGTTGTCGCTCTTGAATCTATTCCAACCGATTATCAAACCGCTTATCAAAATGTCCAAAAGGCCGATACACTTATTTACAATCATTTCCTGGATACGAATAACCCAACTGTCACATTACCACCTCCAAGGGAAATTGTAAGGACACCTATACCACCGCAGATTATGGAGGCCTTTAGAACGTCGGATGAGATGACACAAGTTATTCTAGGAAGTTACGATGGAGCCGCAGGTCAAAATAATGGTCAGATGTCAGGGATTGCCTTTGCGCGTAGTAACATGCAAAGCAATATTGCCTCACTTCCTTTTATGTGTGGGGTATACAAGGGTTTTAATCGTGCCGCGCAAGTTTATCTCGATATGATGCCAAAATATTATAGAACGCCTAGAAGCCTGCCTGTTCTCCTTCCTGATGGAAAGCGTGAGTATTTTGAAATCAACAAGAAAGGGTCGTTGTACATGAACTATGACCCTAATAACTTGGAAGTAAAGGTTGAAATGGGTGTTAACTTTGCCATGCAAAAAGAAATTGCCTTGCAAACTATTGTATCGCTTTCTCAAGCTTCCCCTGTCTTTGCACAATTTTTTAATGAATATGGGTTACCTGTATTGTTAGATAATATCGACATACGCGGCATAGACGACTTAAAGGAAAAATCACAAGAGTTTCAACAGAAAGTACAGCAACAACAGCAAGTAGCTCAAAAGCAGCAAATGCAACAAATGCAAATGCAGGCACAGCAGCAGACTATGGCGATGCAACAGGCGCAAAAAGAATTACAATCGCCAACGCAAGCGCAAATTGAAGTCATGGCCATTCAACAAAAGTCTCAAACAGATGCGGCAAACCTTTCTCTTAAAGAACGAGATTCTGAAACAAAATTTCTTGAAGTGATGAGCAAAATTCGTAATGCTGATGTTGAAAATGAACTAAAACTCGCTGAAATTGATGCAGAAAATAGTCGTACTGCTGTTGAATCCGTGTTAAATATCAGCAAGCATATACACGAAACTTCAAAGGGAGAAATGGAACATGAAGGAGCGTAAGAATAAAGAAGAAGGTAAAAAATGGATTCAGGGGGCAGATATCAAAAAAGGCGCGCTCAGAAAGAAATTAGGTATAAAAGAAGGCCATAAAATACCAGAAGCTAAACTTGAAAAGGCTGAGCATAGTAAGAATCCGAAAACTCGAAAGCAAGCTGTTTTGGCTGAGACTTTCAAGAAAATGAGGAAGAAATAGGGATATGTATAACAAAATATGTTTTTTATTGAAAAAGTTTTTATCTATATTTTCAATATTTAGATGGAGAAGGGTTAGAAAGCAAGAACTTTTAAAGCAAGTTAATACCTATAATGAGGCAAATTTTCAATTATTAATGAATAGTTATGCTTTTATAGCGTCAGCAAAAAAAACAAAGGAAAAGGAAGAGGAAATAAATCAATATGCCGATTCGCTCAATGAAGCCCTCACAAAAGTTTTTGAACCACTTTGCAACCGAGAGGAAAATAGAGATGCCATTAGTTAAAGGCGCTAAAGCCAAAAGTCGTAAAGGATTTTCAGCTAATGTTAAGGCTGAGATGGATGCAGGAAAAAAACAATCTCAAGCGGTAGCGATTGCATATAGCGAAACACGAGGAAAGAAAAAGAGAAAATAGTAGTCCGCGATTTTATAAATTAAATACACGCGATTTTACAATAGGAGATAAGGATATGAAGCGAAAAGAAAAGGGAAATAAAAGGAAAGAAAAACATTCCGATATAAAAGAAGATAAAAAGTTGATTAAGAAGATGGTTAAAAAAGGCAGCATGAAGTAGATATTGAGTATTTTTTAGGAAGGTATATACTTTATTTATAGGACATATAAGGGAAATGACCAGGCATTTTAAATCCTGGGTTACACGCATCCATGCGGAAAAATGGGCGAACTCATCGACAAAGAGGCTTTACCGCTGTCACACGGGTCAATAGTGAAAAAAGGGAATTTTGAAAATGGACGAGAATCAAGTTACGGATAGTGCTTTAGATAATCCAGTTATGGAGACTGAGAAAGAAAAAATGCTTTCTCAATCCCAAGTTGACAAGATTATTAAGCACAAAACATACCAGGCTGCCCAGGTTCAGCGCGAACTGGAAGAACGGCATCAAAGGGAGTTGGAAGCTATCAAAGCCCAACAGCAACAACAAACACAACGTAATGAAAATGTACCGCGTGATGTTGATGCAAATGCTATCTACCAACAAGTGCAGGAAAGATTTAATGAGGAAATGGAACAACGACGTATCAAGGATCATATTGCGAGCGTTTCAGATTCCTATCTTTCCAAAATGGCCCAAGGCAAAACCGCTTATGACGACTTTGATGAAGTTACAAAGGATTTTGACGCCGCAGCGTTTCCACAACTGACATATCTTGTTGCTGGGATTGATAATGCTGCGGATGTTATCTATGACCTTTCACGTAACCCATTAAAGCTCGCTGGACTTGATAGGCTAGCTGAAAAGAACCCACGACAGGCACAAGCTGAATTGTTAAAGCTATCACGCTCGATTGCTGAAAACAGACAAGCACAATCTGACGAAAATTCTAGTCAAGTCGCCGCTCCTCTTGACCGTTTGCAATCTTCCCGCGTTTCAGGGAGCAACGGCAAGGCGAGTATTCGGGATTTAAGAAATCAACCATGGCTTAAAGGCTAAGTCAGGGTCGTCATCGTTTCTTGTCGTTGCAAAACATTTTCTTTTGAAAAGGGAGTTTTGCAATGCCAACAAATATATTGCAGCAAGTTATTACCTATAACGAGTCAAACCTCGCATTACTGCTTAACAGCTTTGCGTTTATTAGCACGTCCAATAAGAAGTTTCAGCGTTTTAACGATGATATTCCTAAGAACTTAGGCGATACCGTTTCGTTTGATTTGCCACCACGTTTTACAACGACTAACAGTTTGGTTGTGTCTTTCCAATCGGCTGAACAGCGCGTTCAACAATTGACGGTTAACAAACAGGCGTCTACCGCTTACGAATTTACCGCACAGCAATTTATCTTCAACGTTCGGGATTACATGAATGTTTTTGGTAAATCTGCCATTGCTGAAATTGGTACGCAGGTCGAAACTGATATTGCCGCATTAGCCGAGACGAATACGTTTCGTTTTTATGGTGACGGTATAACCCCCATATCTACCTATTTGCAGTTAGCTAATGCCCTAGCATTTTTCCGTAACTTCAGCGCAGCTAAGGATAATACGATGGGTTACCTGTCTGACCTTACCTTCCCGCAGGTCGTCAATTCCGGTTTAAATCAATTCACCATTGATAAAAATAACCGCGAGATGATGAGTTGGGAAATAGGTAAGTTTTCAAACTGCGACTGGTATCAATCTAACTTACTCACAACGCATGATGCTGGTACGGAAGGAAACGCTGGCACTACCCTAACGGTTGTGAGCGTTGTTACTAATGCAGATGGCGGCGTTATTCAGATAACCTTTAGCGGTACAAGTGCGGCAAGCGATGCCAATTCTGTTAAGGCCTACGATAAATTTCAGTTTAGCGATGGTGTAGCTGGCAAAACTGATTTACGTTTTCGTACCTTTATAGGTCATGTGGTTTCACAATCTCCGGTGCAATTTAGAGCAACTGCTGACGCGGCAAGTACGGCAGGTTCTCAAGTAACCGTTGATATCTTCCCAGCACTTCAAGCAGCAGCCGGTAAAAACCAAAATATTAATACGCCAATTGTGGCCGGTATGCAGGTGACTGTATTACCTGACCATCGTTGCGGGTTAATTATGGCCGGTAACCCATTGTTCCTGGCGATGCCAAAACTGCCTGATGAAGTGCCATATCCCACATCGGTACAGCAAGACCCTGATAGTGGCGCATCTATTCGTCAATACTACGGCTCTCTCTTCGGTCAGAACCAGAGAGGCATGGTGCATGACGTCATCTGGGGTAAAACATTGGTTGATGAGTACGCCATGATGGTTGCTTTGCCTAAATAATACGTGGGGCGAGCAATCGCCCCTTAACTTAATTTAATGGAGTAATTAGTTATGTCAAATCCAAATTCCCCTATTGTTAATGCAGGTCTTAAGTATGTAAATGGATTAGGGATTTCAAAGACAGCCGCTAAAATCATTAGTATGGCTGCTGGCGCTGCCCGTGATTCAACCGATACGAATGATATTACGTTGAGTGCCTTAGTTAGTATCAATGGCGCAAATGTGGGCGCAAATGGTGTCGATGTTGCCGCAATCGTTTTGAGTAGCTTTTATGCGGTTTATGTCATTGGCGATTCAACCGATTATCAACCAGTAGCTGGTTTATTATCCTTGAGCGCTACAACGCCTAATCTTCCAGGTGGCTATGATATGTTCCGACGTGTTGGCTGGGTATTAACCGATGGATCAGCCAATATTTTGCAATTTTGGCAATATGGCAATGGTGAAGAAAGAACGTACTACTACGATGTCGGTATCAGTGAACTATCAGGTGGTTCATCAACAACATTTGCAGCCATTGATGTTGCAACGTCCGTACCTCCCATTGCAACTGAAGTATTGTTTGATATTACCTTTACGCCAGATGGCGCAACCGAAGTCGCTGAATTTTTGCCTTTCGGATCAAGCGCTTCAAACGGTATTGTAAGATTTGGTACAGGGGTGGCGGGCGCTCAAGTAGGAAGTATCCTAGTTCCTTGTCAGCTTGATAGTGGCGTTCCTAAAGTGCTATACAAAGTGGCTAGCGGGGACACATTAACATTGTTAACAACTGGCTATAAAGACATTATCTCTTAAGGACAAAAGCCCTCTTCGGAGGGCTTTATTTAAGCCAAGGGAGCGGCTATGGCCTATACAACGAATCAATTAATTTCTAGCTCGTATTATGCGGCTGGCGTAGTCTCTCGCGAATTTGAAACGGTAAGCGGTTCTCAAGTTGGCGATGGTCTTGTATGGCTTAATAATATCATTACTGAAAAAACCGTTAATGAGAGCATGATTCCCTACGAAACCACGTACAACGCAAACTTTGTAGTGGGTCAAGAAATTTATTCCATACCAAATCTTATTCAAATAGATACGCTCGTATTCTTTCTTGATGCCGTACGTTATGCGATGAAGTATGAGAAAAGAAATGCGTATTTTGGAACGAGCCGCGTTGAAAATATCCAAACCTTACCTTTTGAATGGTATTTTGAGCGACAATTTGGAGGAGGTAATTTATATATTTACTTTCAGCCAGATAGAAACTACCCCATGGAAATACACGGTGTTTTTAGGATACCTAGCGTTTCTTTGGGTCAAGATTTAAGTTTAACGTTAGATGAATTTTATACTACCTATCTACACTATGCTTTGGCAGATAGGATTTGTGCAGAATATGCCTATACAACACCGGATAATGTCATAAGGCAATTAGGAAAATACGAAGCCTTTATTAATAAAAATTCAAGACTTCTTGATTTGCGTATTGGTAAGACATCTACATTGCAAAAACGTGGAACATTTAATTATGGCTTCATAAATTTAGGCCATGGATGGGTAACACCAAGCTAAAGGGAAAGGTAAAGGAATGCCGGTTAGTAAAGCGCAAAATGTACCCGTTAATGTGGTCGGAAGCTCCATTTTTGGACGCTACCCTAAGATTTCATTGGAAAAAACATACAATATGTTTATTTCTGATGACTGGATGGTTAATTACGCAGGGTTTCAAAAAGTCTCAGAGATTTTGCCAAGAGGCGAAGGACGAGCGTTATATCATTCTGTGCGCGGTCAATTTCTAATCGCCGTTGTATCAAGCTCTGTTTATAAATTACAAACCAATTTAGCGCCTCAATTTATAGGAAATTTGGATACTACGACCGGCGAAGTCTTTATTGATGAAAATTTAAGTGAGCAAATTTGCATTGTCGACGGCCAAGCAGCCTATATTTACAACTACACTAATAATACCTTAACTAAGCAGACATTAACTTTCTTAGGGCTTCCTATTATTCCCAGTTATGTTTCTTATCATAATACTTTCTTTTTAATAGGCTCTTCAACGGTCAGTGATAATTCGCAAAATTGGTACGCATTTGAAAGAGCATCTGATACGACCATATCACTTAATACGCAATTTAGCTTACAAACGAAACCTGATAGTGCTGTTGCTGTAAAGCGTGTACCAGGCAAAGGCAATAACGTTATTGTGTTTGGTACGACAGTTGCAGAAGTTTGGACACAGGTGGGTGACCTTGAAAATTACAGGCGTGTTCAATCTTTTAATATTGATAGCGGTGTGGTTGCTGTTTCAACGATTGCGGCCAATGACCAATTTGTTTGTTGGCTTGGTCAAAATGAAAACAATTCACCGGTCATTTTTGTAACTAATGGTGCGTCCATTGAGGAAATATCAACAGATGGTATTGACCATATATTGGGTGCGCTTTCCCATCCTGAAAAGTCAACCGCTTTTTTCTTTAAAGAAGATGGGCATTTGTTCTATCAAATTACTTTCTTTGACCCAAACGATAATCTTTCTTTAATTTATGACTTTAATACCAAAAAGTTTTTTCATGTCTCCAATGAAGACCTTGATTTTCATCCTGCAAGGCAAGTCGTTTATTTTAATCGAAAGATATATTTTGTATCGTTGACAGATGCCAGTATCTATCAAATGGCAACGGAATTTATTACTTATAACTACAACTTAAACACCCATTCAACAGGCGATGTCATCCCAAGAATACGGATTTGTAAATCCATTCGGTTAGATGATTCTGCACGTTTTAGAGTGGGTCAGTTTACCTTTTGGATAGAGCAGGGCGTTACAGACACTTACTTAATATCGCCTGACAATATCGTCTGCGATGGATTATTAATTACAGAGATAGGCGGGAATGCGATTGTCACAGAGTTAGGCATTCCTATGCTTTCACAAACGGGTTCTTGTATTGAAGTCTTTAATATACCGCGCGTTGATATGTCATTTTCTAAAAACGGCAATCAATCATTTAGTAATATCGTCGGAAAAGAATTAAATTCAAGAGGGAAATACCGAAATCAAATTAGATGGTGGCGAATGGGCGATGCAAACGAATTTACCATACAACTACGATTTTGGGGATATCAACGCTTTGTTGTAAAAGATGGCGTTGCGGAGATAATTTTATGACAATTCCTACGCTTCCAAGTTTTTATGATATGCAATATACCGTACCTGCTAATGGAAGAATGACAGCAGACTCCTACCTTTATAATGACCAGACATTTCAAGCATTAAATTTAGCCGTTATATTGTTAAATGGCTTGGTAAATAGTGCTATTATTAATAATACGATTGTCAATAATGGCGTCCAATTTCCACAAAAGACTACCGTTGAAATAACTGCATTAGAGCCTAATGCTGCAAATGGCACAGTTTGGTTTAATACCAATCTTGCAAAATTGCAGGTGAAAACGGCTTCTGGCGTCATTGAAACAATCACAAGCGTATAGGGAGATACATTATGAGTTGGTTAAGCGACTTTTTTAAGGGTGGTAAAAATCCGGCAGATGCGGCAATGCCATATTTGAATCAGATACCTGGCATGGAGCATCAGGCATATGACCCTTATATTTCTCATGGAAATGAAGCCTACAACACCTTAAATCCTGAATATACGCAAATGGGGAAAGACCCTGCAGCATTTCTTGAAGGAATAATGAAAAACTATCAACCTTCAAAATCCTATCAATTAAGCTTGGGAGAAGCACAAAAATCGGCTGGCAATACGGCGGCGGCTGCTGGTATGCGAGGCAGTCTTAACGATATAACCAATGAATCACGCATTGCTGATTCGCTTTTGGGCGATGATATGCAGCAATGGCTTAATAATGTATTAGGTATTCAAAAAGATGGAATGGGTGGATTGAGTCATATATTTGATACTGGATTTAGCGCAACACAAGGTCTGACAGGTGATTTATCAAATGTATTGGGAACGCAAGCGGGTTTAGCCTTCCAAGGTCAAGCCAATCAAAATAAAAGTCAAAGCGATTTACTCTCTGGCCTTATTCAAGCATTGGGAGGAGTAGCTGGATTTGGATTGCCAGGCGGCGGCACCATAGGCGGCAAGATAGCCAATAAGTTTTTTTAAGGGATAAGAGATGCCATTTAAACCCATAGATTTTGCAAATATAGAGCCTCAAGGCAATCCTTTTTTTAGGAATTTGGTTGAGAATTTATCAACCGGCTATAAAGCCGGTCAATTGCCGCAACAAATGGAAAGGCAACGGCAAAAAGAAGAGCTTGCTAATGCTATGCAAAAGCTTTTGGTTGAAGAACAGCCGCAAAAATTTGGGGAAGAGTCTCAGGGTAGACAATTGGAAAATGCTTTAAGCAAGTTTAAAGTTCAGGAAGAACCGCAGCGATTTGGTTCAGAAATGTCAACTGCTGCAATGGGACGCGCCTTACATCAAGCCAATATTGATAAGATAAAAGAAGAATTGAAGTTACCATTTGCTGGAAATATCCCGCCTGGCGCAGTAGGACAAGCTTTATATACCAATATGATAAAAGCAAAATATGGCGAAAATAGTCCTGAATATAAAGACGCTAGAGCATCGTATGAAGCAGATTTGGCGCATACGCAAGCGACATCAGATAGACAAAAGCAACTTATTAATAGTGGTATGTTTAGAGCACTTAATGCAGATGATAAAAGACGAGTTGTAGCCTATGCAGTTGGTATGGGTTATACGCCTGATGCAGCCGCAAAAGAACTTTCAAATGGCGAAACATTAGAAACTTTAGCTACTAAGAAAGGTGTTAATTTAGGTGATGTAACACCTAATTATGCGTTAACTACTCAATCCATTACGAATTTAGCTAATCGACAAGCCTTTACGAAGGAAATAACTTATCTTGAAAGTAAAGTTGCAGAACCTATGAGTAAAGTAAGTCGTAAATTTGCTGGATATTCTCCAGTTCAATTATGGGGGGCAATATCTGGAAAAATGTCACCCGATGAACAAGGGAAAATATTAGCAGCCCGAGCATTACAACCTGATATTGCTGCACTTAGAACAAGAGCACAACAAGGGCAAGTTGGTATTGAAGCTATACGAGAATTTCAAGATAAAGCATTAGCAAATCTTAAAGTAATGGAAAGTACTGTATCGCCAGAAGCATACCTAGCAATGGATAAATACTTAAATCAATGGATTAATGAAGCATCCGGTATTTTCAATAAGAGTATACAAGGTGGTTCAGGATTAGGAAAACCTTCAGAAAACGCGGAGACCACTAAAAAAGCGACTAAAAGATTTAATCGAGAAACAGGAAAATTTGAGGTCATAAAATGAAAAATTATGAACTTCCAAATGGAGAAATAGCCGAATTTCCTGATGACATGTCAGAATCGGAGATTGAATCCGTTGTAGCAAAAGAATTTCCGCCCACTAAAGCTGCTACATCTCAAAAATCAGAATCCGAAACAGCACATGATGCCGCAGTTCGCTATGGCATCAAAGACCCAGTAGCAGGATTATTAAACTTAGGGTCTCGCGGAGGAACAGCGGCCGGTAATCTTGCGATTGGATTGATTAATAAAATAGGCGGAAATCTTCCAAAACAGGAATCAACGGACTTTTCGGAAATGCTAGGCATTCCCGAAGAGCAAAAGAACTTAGCTGACAAATTAATACAATTTGCGCCTGAAATTGGTGTATCGCTCGCGCTTCCTGAGACCAGGCTTGGAAAAGTCGGTGATATATTGGAAAAACTACCGGCTTGGGGTAAATATTTAAAAACAGGTCTTGGCAATGCCATATCACAAGGTGCATTTGCAGCTAGCCAATCGCCAGAAAACCAAGGAAAAGCCGCACTTGAAGCGGGGAGTATTGCGGCACCTTTTTCTGCTTTGTCAGAGGCTATCAGGTCAGGAAATCCTACAATTCGTAATATCTCTCGTGCATTAGGCGCAGTAGGAGCAGGTGGACTAGGTTACTATGGCGCAAAATCTGTAGGTGCACCTGAGCCAGCGGCAGATTTAGCACTTTTCTTAGGCGCGGCTTTAGGAGGAAAAGGGGGCAGTACCGAAAGACGTGTAAGAGAAGATATGTTCAAAGGAATAACACCCGCTGATTATCCTAAGATTTCAGAAATGCAAGGAGCAGCTAGTGAATTAGGCCTTACGCATTTAAGTCCTGCCGAGACATTAGGATATCCATCATTAGGAGCCGCCCAAGGCAATAGAGGCAAAACAGAGGGCGGTGCAAAAGAACTTTATGAAGCTGGCCAAAAGCGCCTTGCATCAGAAAAAACTAGTATTGATGCTTTATACAAGGAAATTACAGAATCTCCTAAAATTGCTTCAAGCGCTGTCCGAGATTCTGCACAAAAAGAAATAGAACGACTAAAACAAGAAAGAGCGACTGCCGCAGAACCTTTTTATAAAAAAGCCCATGAGAAAAGAATAGCTCCTAACTGGGTTACTAATTTGGAAAATTCGGATGCGACGATTAAAAATGCTATTCGAGATGCGATGGCCGATCCTAAATATCAAAAAGAAGGTGAATTAAAAGGATTACCTAAAAATAGCCTTAAAGTATTGGATTATGCGAAACACAAAATAGATGAAAAAATAGAAGCCGCTTTAAAAAATGGAGATAACAACGGTGCTCGTGTTCTAACTGAATCTAAAAACCATTTAATAGATAAAATAGCGCAAGTTGATCAAGATTATGAAAAAGCTAGAAATACATTTGAAGCCCATTCAAAACCCATTGAAAAGTTAGAAGCAAGCCAAATCGGGCAAATTTCCCGTACGGAAGATACCGGATTAAAAAATATATCACGTAATATTTTTGACCCTGCACAAACCGATTTATCCGTTTTAAGGAAAATTAAAGATACCGTACAAAAACATAATCCTGATGCTTGGAATAACATTGTCCGAAATGAAATGGAACGTTTGATGGGATTAGGAAAAACCAAAGAAGTCACAGGAAACAATTTTTACAATCAAATACTTGCTAATGACACTAAATTTAAACAATTTAAGGAAGCGCTTTCTGGGAATGAGGCCGCATCCAAACGACTTGAGTATATGAAAAAAATATTTGGTCGTTTGATTAATGTACCTACTTCAAAAACTGCGGAAGCCTTATCGCGTACCAGTATGTCAAAGCCACGAGCGAGTATCACTAAAATGATGGAATATTGGCAGGAATTAATGTCAGGTGGAAAATATGATAAAGCAGCCGTCAGGTTAATTACAAGTCCTCGTTGGACAGAGGAATTGAATAAACTAGGTGAAGTCACAGATAAAGAAAATCTTGTATCGGCTTTCCATAATCTTCTTGGGAAAGCTGGTGGTCAGGCAATAGCACAATAATTTAACTGCGAAATATCCAGTTAAATAAAAACATGCCAAGAAAAGATAAAGCTATTACTGTAAACATGAAGTTATTATACACTATTTAACGCTGTAATTATCAAGGGATTTGATATGTCATTGGACGAACGCTATTTTGTAACAGCAGATTTGGAAGAATACTTTGTCGATAAGGATAGCGGACTTCCTTTAGCTGGTGGAACCTTAACCTTTTATCGAGATGTTTCCAGAACAACGCCTAAAACAGTTTTTCAATTAAGTGGCGCGCCTCCCAATTACACCTACACAGCTTTACCTGACCCCATTACATTAAGTTCTGTCGGTACAGTACAAAATGCAGGTGGTGATAATGAAGTTATTTATTATTTTCCTTACGATGATGAAGGAAACCTTGACCTTTATTATATCGTATGCCGTGATAGCAACGGCGTTGAACAGTTTACAAGAGAAGCATGGCCTAATCTAACGGCTGCCGATAATCCTACAAATACTGATTTCCCTATTCAAAATCAGTTATCCAATGTGCAATTTACACAAGTTTTTATTAACGAAAATCAATCAACTGTTTATACAGTAAGTGCGGCTACCAATCAGGTATTTGCTTTTGCACCGAATTGGGATTTTGTGATTAGCGGCACCGGTACCGTAACCATTGAACGCATTGCCATAGCTGGCAATGATAATGTGGCTACAAGTCCGCCTTATGTTTTGGATGTGACCTTATCTGGCGGTATTACAGATTGTAAATTAAGACAACGGCTTAATGTCAATTCAGGTCTTTGGGCAAGTACAGCTGATGAACCCATATTTTTAGCAGGCACCTTGATTGCACGAAATGAAGGCGCAGGCACCACGGGCATTCAGATGTTCTACGTGGAATCTAGCGGCGGATTGCCCGTTACGATTGTTGATGCAGCTTTTGATAATGCAGGTTATCAATTGCTAACAGGGGTAACGGCTTCGGCGGTTCCAGCTTCTACCAATACGGATTTAGGCAATGAAGGCTACATTGATATTTATTTGTCTTTTAATCCAAGTTCACACGTCAGAATTAGCAGTATTCAAGTCGTTCCAACCTTGGATGAGGCAGGCGGTAATTTCTTACAATACGACTTAAACTCATCGAATCGCGAGCAGGCTTTTATGGGAGACTATTATATTCCCAGATTAAATAGTCGGCCATCGGCAAGTTTATTAACTGCTTGGGATTTTACATTAAATCCTTTTCAGTTTGCAGCCAGCGGGAATATTGGCGCAACCGCTGCCTACATTTGCGATCAAACTATTGCGCTTCGAGGAGCCAGCGGCGCGGTAGCCTATGCAAAAGATGCGGTAACGGGAGGACTTGCATTAACAACGGCTGGTACGAACGATGCGTTTTATTTGATGCAATATCTATCAGGGTATGATGCCAAAAAGATATTGGGCACGCCTTTATCGGTTAATGTTTTTGGGTATGTAACGAGTGTATCTGACGATGTAACCATGCGTGTTTATTTATTCAGAGCGCCTTCAACCTCAACCATACCAACACTACCAACTTCTATAGGAACTGTTGCAACCAGCGGGGTATTTACCGTTGCGGCTGCCGGATGGACAGAGATACCAAGGGGCGGACTTGATACGGCAACAGCTATATTGCCGACAATTGCGACGAATTCAGCTATTAATAATGAAGATAATGATATGGGATTTACGGGATGGGAACTCGTAGACAGTACGCAAATAGGAAATACTGACAAATTTGCAATGGTCGTTACATTTGCCTATGCCGATGCCTCAACGGTCATTACGATTAATTCCATATCATTAATACCAAGCCAAATTCCTGCAAGACCTGCACCGAAAAGTACTGAGGAAGTTTTAAGTGAATGCCAATACTATTATGAAAAAAGTTATGATTTAGGGATATATGCTGGCGCAGTATCAAATAATGGATTACTTTATAAGGCCATGAATCCTACTTTTACGCCTAGTATTTATGGCGCTACGCCATTAAATTTTTCTATTATTTATAATACCAGAAAAAGAATCCCTGTTAATCCTTCTGTTTATGCAGCCGATGGAACTTTAGGAAGTGTATTTGTTCAAGTATTTCATACTAATGCGCTTGCCAATTCAGGGAATGCCGCGCTCACTAATTGGACACAAACTACCAGTGGACAAACACAGGCACTTTTTCAACCTGTAGACTTATCCGTAGCAATTCTTGGCTCAAATGTAGTCCAATATACAACAAGCGCTGATGCAGGCATATATTTTCACTTTGTCGCCGATGCACGCCTTGGAATTGTTTAACTTATTAATAAAGGGATTTTTATGATCAAGCCATATACCTCACAACAGCCAGTAGATGATTTTGGGCTTCTTTTTGCTGATTTAAAATATAGCGCGGCTCTTGCTGCAACGACTGACACGACATTAACGATTCCTGGCTCGGCTCAAAGGTACAAAGCTATCATAAAAGTTAATGCGAATTTAGTATGGGTTGCTTTAAATGCAACGGCTGCTGTTCCTGCGGGTACGTCATTTGCCACAACGACATCTGAGCTTGTATCTGATAACAATGCTTTATGCCGTGAAGTAAAGGCGGGCGATGTTTTACATTTTTTTACAGCAACCGCAACTACAAATGTGAGCGTTGTTCTATATGCAGTAGGAACCAACAACTAATCTTTAAGGATTAAGGAGCCATAGGATGGCTGATGTAAAGTTTTCTGAGTTTGATGTTGGCGGCGAAATGCAAGTAGGGGATACTCCAGTTGGACTTCGCACAGGTCAGCCTACAAAGAATTTCCAATTTGATTTCCCAGGAGCCGGCATTAAAGATAGCAGCGGAAACTATCTTTTTGAATATGCAACGGCTGGTGCACTTGCCGTTAATCATCTAAAGCTTGTCAGTGCATTAACAACCAATGCGCCAATATTAACCGCGGCTGGAACAGATACCGACATTGATATTGCTATTACGCCAAAAGGCACAGGCGGTTTAGTTTTAGATGGCTTAAGGTGGCCTACATCGGATGGTACGCCAAATACTTTAATGTATACCAATGGAAGCGGAATTTTAGGATTTTCAACGTTAATAGCCGGTACTAATATTTCCATCAATAATATAGGTACTTCAATTACCATTTCAGCTTCGGGTAGTGGCGGTGGGTTTTCATGGAATGTTGTAACTGGCATATCGCAAAATATGGCCGTAAATAATGGTTATATTGCAAATAATGCTAGTCTTGTGACATTAAATTTACCACCAACAAGTAATGTTGGAGATGCGTTGTCTGTCATCGGAAAAGGCGCAGGTGGCTGGCTTATCCAATGCGGTTTTGGTCAAACGATTGTACTTGGTTCTTCTACAACAAGTTCTGCCGGTTCTTTATCATCAACCAATAGAAATGATGCACTTTATATTATATGTACGGTTGCAAATAGTGAGTGGCATATAGGTTCTGCGCCACAGGGAAATATTACAGTTTCATAACATAGGGATATAACAATGGCTACAAATAATGCGGTTAATACCAGTTTAAGTGGACAAACCGGAACTGGAAATTTTGTTGGAGCGACATCACCAACACTCATTACGCCAGCACTGGGAACGCCAGCTAGCGGAACACTCACTAATTGTACAGGTCTTCCAATTAGTACGGGTGTTTCAGGATTGGGAACAGGTGTTGCGACATTTCTTGCTTTAAATCCAACAAATTCATCAAGTATCGTGGTGAGTTCAAGTGGCGTCGTTTCGTATGCAGCAATGACAAACGGACAATTACTCATTGGTAATACAGGAGGAACACCAACTGCTGCAACATTAACGGCTGGCTCTGGTATAACTATTACGAATGGCGGCGGTACAATTACTATTGCATCGAGCAGCGGTACAAGTACATGGACAGTTGTAACAGGAACCAGTCAAGCGATGGCTGTTGATTCTGGTTATATAAGCAATAATGCTGGATTAGTTACCCTAACGCTTCCAACTACCGCAGCAGTTGGCGCTACTATTCAGGTACAAGGATTAGGCGCTGGTGGATGGCAAATAGCTCAAAATGCTTCTCAATTGATTCACATAGGTTCTCAAGTGACAACAACTGGTGTGAGTGGATTTTTAGCATCTACAAATCAATATGATTCCATAACCATTTTATGCGTTGTAGCTAATACCACATGGACTGTACTAGGTGGCGCTCAAGGAAATATTACATACAACTAGGGATTAAGTTATGGCAACAAATGATGCAGTAAATGTTGGGTTATCAGGTGTAACGGGTACAGGAAACTTTGTAGGCGCAACGTCGCCGACACTTATCACGCCAGTACTCGGCGTTGCTACTGCGACAAGCCTTAAATTTAGTGGCAACAATGGTCTGATAGATTCAAATGGAAATGAGCTTCTAGCATTAAGTCCAACTGGAAGTGCTGTTAATTATTTAACCCTTGCAAATGCAGCGGCGAGTGGTCTTCCATCTTTAATTGCTACGGGTTCAGATAGCAACATTAGCTGGACTTTACAGGGAAAAGGAACCGGTACAGCGGCTATTAAAGGAACCAGTACAAATGATTCGGCAGCAGCAGGTTATGTTGGAGAGTATATTTCTTCACAGATTCTTTTTGCATCCGCCACCAGTCTTACGACAGCTACGGCAAAAAATGTAACAAGCATCAGTTTAACTGCTGGAGATTGGGATGTAACCGGCCACGTTAGTATTTTAGCAAGCGTTGCTGCTCAAGCCGTATCCGTAGGGATAAATACTACTTCTGCAACATTACCTGATTTTTCTGTTTATTCCAATATAGGAGCTACTGTGACAAGCGCAGGATTTACTATAGTACCTCAACGAATAAGTATTTCTTCAACTACTACCGTTTATTTGGTAGCGCTCGTATCTTTTGCAACGGGAACTGCTACGGCATGTGGACTTATCGGAGCAAGAAGAGTGCGTTAATTTTAAAAATCAATCAATCAACTTTATAAGGGAATATAACAATGCCTATTTTAAACGTAAGCGTAAATCAAGTTGGTCAAGCTGGTGTTTTCCCAGCAATCATTTACATTTTAACCAATGACACACTAGCAGAAGTTACGACAGCCGGATATTTGAATGGAATAGTCCAAAAATTCAATACCCCACTAAATGATTCTGACATGGCTCTTGTGACTACAAAAACTTCACCGAATGCCCAATCAACGCAAGTAGGGTGGTTATCTGTATCATACGCAAATGGTGACTGGTCATTAATAGCAAGCGCCGGCCCTGGTGATGTTATTTTACCAACTATTGCCAATCATCTTGCAACTTATACGGACACGCTGGGTACATTATCAGAAGACCCAACTACTGCTATCAGTGGCGGAAATATTCAAGCTGGACTTTCTGGTACTGCGGGTTATTTTGCCAGCTTCCCAGCAACGGCAGCGCGTGGTAGTTTGCGTTTAGTTGGTGCAAATAGTGCCGGCGATACCGTCACACAAATAACAAATGCCTCTCAAGCGGCTGCACGTACTTACACGATTCCTGACGGTGGACAATCCGCTAGTAATTTCTTGTTAAGTGACAATGCCACTGTACAAACTATTAATACCGGCTCATTGGCAGTAGCAGCAGGAAATATTACGGCAGGTTCTAGTGGCAATGCAGGTACTTTTATTTCATTCCCTGCAACGGCCGCAAATGGTACGTTGATTATATCCGCGCTCAATGCTGGCGGTGCTTTCAATACGACGATTCGCAATAGTGTGATGGGTCAATCCTCTGTTGTCTCTATTCCAGACCCAGGAGCGGCAACGGCTAATTTCTTACTGGATACGGGAACCGCCAATATTTTAGCGACTCAAGAGTTTATTAGCATAAATGATGTATTGAGTTTTGGTACAGGTACTTGGACAACTACTAGAATTGCTGAGGCTAATTACGTTAAACGTCATACGGCTGCCGATGAGACCTCTATTATCGGTATAGATATTACGCCAATGATTAGAACAGCTGCCTCTAAAGGATTTAGGTTGGATAGCTTCGATGTGATTTATTCTATTGCAACGCTCGCGATGGACGCACATACCGTAACACTAGATAGGGTAGCTTATGCTAATAACGTTGCTGTTTCTGTAACTTCTATTCCACTTACAGGCTCTCTTGCAACGGCTACACAAGCTAATCCGTATGCGTCAAATATTGCCGTCACAACGCCAGCATTTGATAATACGGCCGATAGTAAATATGTGATTGAAGTAACGGCGAACAATTCCGCTACCTCCGCTTATGACTTTTACGGTATCATGCTGAAATTCTCTCAAACAGTCGCCTAATTTGAGAGAAAAGAGAAACCATATTGCTGATGTCGGTAATATGGTTTCTCTTATTTAACTCATATTTAAGGGAACTAATAATGACAAAAGATATTTTGCAAGCTAGAGTCCAAGAACTAGCCAAAGAAGTGGCTGAGAGTCTGGAAAACCATAATCGCATTCGTGTAGCCTTAGACAATGCAACCTCAGCACATAATTCATTAGTTGGCAGATATAATGAAGCTACTGAATTACTGACCAAATTTGATGAAGGTGTTACACCACCTAAATAATGATTAACTTCCCCAAGTTAGTGACAAACCCGCGATTGTTATAAATCCGATTCCTTTTTATTACAATTGCGGTGATGTTATCTATCAGGATAGGACGCCAAGCGTGGATTACATTAACTTCAGTAAAAAGATAGTTAAGTTTTTAAGAAAAAATTTAACTACAATACTATTTATAAAGCTATTTATTGGTTATTTAATATTATTAATAGCTTTTATCATGGTTGTTACTAATTATCATACGCCTGATGCTTCCGAGTGGTTCTATGAAAACTTTTCCATTTATGAAAACCAAGAAACACATAGTTTTTATTCTAAATTACTTAAAAGCCAGGAACCTTTAGGAAAAGAATTTGAAGAAGTTATCTATGAAAGCTTATGGGACTTATACGAAAATTAAAAAATCTTCTCTTTTAATTCACATAAATAGAACATTCTGACAGGCATTTCATATAGTTCAGAAATTTTATTAAGTTGTTCAAAAGTAGGGAATGCGTCGCCTTTCTCCCATTTTGCCAGACATTCAAGCGCAAAACCCATTTTTTCAGATGCGTCCTCAAGCGTTAAAGCTGACTTTTCGCGCGCCCATTTTAATAGTCTGTGGCTTATTCTAGCCTCTGTTGAATTTATCATAAAGTATCCTTTTCATTTTTGTATAAATTTTAATCAATTTAAGAAGTATCAATAATTACAAACAGAAATATCAATATAAGAGACATATACACATATTTATTAACAGCGTTTGTGGATAAATTTTCTTCAAGCTTTGACATACTTAACACATTCCTGTTAGGTTAGACCCAGTTGTTTTTAACTTTAATCTTAATAGGAGAGATATATCATGCGATATATGAAACGTTTATCAGTAGCACTCATTGCAGTAGGTTTAAGTGCGCCTGCTTTCGCTAATGAGTCGATTTTTGTACCATCTCAACATAGCGGCTTTAAAGTAAGCGTTGATACCTTATATCTTCGTGAAAATTCAATTAATAAGATAGTTGATAATAATTATGATTTTGGAAATGATATTCAGCTTGGATACTTATTTGCTAATACCGGAAATGATTTAACCGTTCACTATAATACGATATCTAAAAATGACAGTGATTTATTAATAGATAATGCAAAAGGCTTATTTATCACAGGCAAACAAGTTTCTGATTTAGATATGGTCGATTTAGAAGGTGGGCAGCGTTTTTGTGCCAGTTCGCTTGATATGAGATTATTTGCAGGTGTACGTTATATTCGTATGACTCATGGATTGGGATTAATTAGTAATTCTACTGATAATCTTAATGATAATAGTGACGTGCAAGCCTTTAATACTAAGTTTGTGGGTGTTGGTCCAAGATTTGGTACAGATGCCCGTTATAATTTAGGTTGTGGTTTTGGGTTAGATGCTCACCTTAATACCGCATTACTGGTTGGAAAAATAAATAGTAAGTATGAAGGAAAAGATAATACTATTATTAATTCTGATACTAATAGAATAGTTCCAGCAGTCGAAGGAAAACTGGGTTTTGACTACACCGGTGCTTTCTGCAATAAATCTGCCCTTGTCTTTGAAATTGGTTATCAAACGAGCAATCATTTTAACGTCATAGATGCTTCAATGATTAATAGTGCAAGTGATTCTAGTTTCAATGGTGCATATTTAGATGTAAAATACTATTCATAAGTCCTCCCCATAGGATGAACTTAAAAAGCTATTCTCTCTCAAAGGGAGAATAGCTTTTTTTGTACTCAAGGATGAATGATGACAAAAACCAAATATCTTAAATCTGGCACGATTTCTGAAAACTCCATACAAAAAGCTGTCATCGAATGGGTGAGGCTTCATCCTGTCTTAAAAACCTTTGTAATTCATATCCCAAATGAGGGTAAACGTACTAGCCACTATGGAAAATCCCTTAAGTATATGGGAATGCGAGCAGGAGTCGCAGACTTATTTATTGCGATGCCACGCCATGGCTACGGCGGCGGATGGATAGAGCTAAAAAGCAAAGGCGGTATTTTAAGTAAAGCTCAAAAAGAGTTTTTAGAAGACATGTCAAGACAATGTTATTTTACGAAGGTTTGCTATTCGATTGATGAGACGATTAAAACTATACAAGGCTATTGTTTTGGTGATTGGGAAGAATGGAACCCAGCATTTTGAACTGTTAATAAATCCTTATCGGTGGAATTAAACTTAATTAGTAAGAGTATGACATATTGTCACGCACTCGAATCGAGAATGATAATTTGGACTTGGTATTATGAGCATTGCAATAATTAACGCAACACTAATCCCGCACAGGGTGGACATTATTATATAAAAGGCTAAATCGCTATTCATATTCTTAATGCAAGAATTTTATGGCAAGAACTAAAATAGTAGTTGCTATTCCAAATAGCCATCTCATCTCTGATTTAGTCGCGCACTTTTCCAATAATTCTACTTTAAGCATCAATAAATCTTGCTTTAATTCTGATTTAAGCTCGCGCAAATCATCTTTGGTGGCAAGCTTTTCTTCCATTAATTGACGTATTACTTCCATTTGCGCACTGGCAATTTCCTTTGCTGTTTCAGAATCAAGACCTGTTTTTGTTAAACGTTCTGCATATTGGAAAGGATCAAAAGAAAGTAAGCTCATATTTAATCTCATTAAAGATTATTTGTTTAAATCCCTTATCTGAAATTTCCTTTCTTTATTATACCACATATTTACTAACATCCGGCTAAAATGTTCCATGATAATGTTCCACAATTACGACGCAAGTTGTGTCGCAATTGTCGCAGAATATTCTAGGGCGCACGTAGAACGTTCTGCGCCACTGTAATAAAACATTCATAAGTAATTGATTTTTATCAGTTCGATGCTTAGCACAGCGTAGCCTATGCTTAGCATAGGCTACGCTGTGCGCGTTATCATTAAACACCTCTTTGGAAGAATAAAAGAAAATTTGTAATTTTCTTGCTATAAAATTTTATTGTGTTATCGTTAAGTCAAACCACAAATCAAATTATCAACAAACATATTATGTCAATAAACGAAAACATAAAGAGGTGAAAATGTCCGCGATAGCATTCGATACACTGGCCTATGCCAAGAAAATGAAGGAATTAGGATTTACTGATCAGCAAGCCGAAGGACAGGCAGCAGAATTAGCTAAAATTATTGATAATCAAATAGCCACTAAAAGCGATCTGAGAGAATGGGCTTATAAAATTATACTTAGTGTGGGAGGGATGCTCGCTGCATCTGTCTCTATTCTTTATAATTTATTAAGAGGGATTCATTAAGCATGAAAATAGGCTACGCTCGAATATCAACCCGAGATCAGTCACTCGAATTACAAGTCGATGCTCTAAAGGCCGCAGGCTGCGAGAAAATCTATCAAGAGGTCGCCAGCGGAGCTAAGACCGCTCGCCTTGTCTTAGATGACTTAATGAGGAATCTTAGAGCCGGTGATACGCTGATTATATGGAAGCTCGACAGGCTAGGACGAAACTTAGTCCATCTTCGGCAAACGGTTGAGGAATTGAAAAATAGAGAAGTTACCTTTATTAGTCTAAGCGAAGAGATAAACACAACGACCGCTCAAGGCATGCTCTTCTTTAATTTCTTTGGCATGATTGCAGAATTTGAAAGAGGGATGATAGTTGAAAGAGTTAATGCAGGTTTAAAGTCCGCGAGAGCCCGCGGGAAATTAGGCGGAAGACCCAAAGGCCTTTCAGGAAAGGCTATTGAAAAAGCACAGATAGCCGAAAGCTTATACCGCGACAAGAGCCTTTCTATTCGTATTATTTGCTCGCAATTAGGTATTGGATTATCAACCTTCTATCGTTATCTAAGACATCGAGGCGTCGAGATTGGCTCGTCTCCCATTAAAAAGGTGATAACAGGATAATAATATTATGTTTATAAAAAGAGGTGTCTAGTGGATAAAGAATGTTTTATTAATTCAAATACTGAAAAAGTTTTAAATTATTATATTGATGAACTAATCCAAACTTCATATAAGACTAGGTCAAAAAAAGTAAAAAACACAACTTTAGATGTATTAGAAAAATTTTTAACAGCCAAAAGGGTTTTTCATGAAGCTAAAAGGTAGTGAACTGTGGATGATAAAAAAAATAATAATGTATTTAACTTTCAAGCCGAAAAAATCCTTTATGATTTAGAACGTCAAATTAAAACCATAGTAAAAACTTATGGAGAATATTCTATAAAAGACTCTTTGGAAGTCATAGAAATATCAAGGTCTATTCTTCGTGGAAAATTGGATAATGAAAAGAATAGGTGAAATCGGCATAGACATAAACGGCAATCTTGTAAAAATACTATATGAACAAAGAGCACTTAAAAGAGATTTTATGCCACAAGGATGAAAATAATGTACAATGACCTAGACCCCTTTAATCAATTGTTTAAAGATTTTCAGAAAATTTATCACTATTTACAAGGTTTTTTCTATGGAACTTACGACGATAAAGCCAAAGAAAATTTAATTTATGAAGCAGGAAAACTATATGATAACTGGTTTAATTTTATGCTTTTTAAGTGCGCAAAGGATACGCTAAATTCTCTTGGAGAAAATGTAGACAATGGACAATGACCTAGAAATTTTCCGAAGAAGGGAAGAAAGGAAAAAGAAGAAAAAGAAAGTGCAGCCAGAGTCTCAAGTTGTATTCCTAGCAAAAGACAAAAACAATGAAGCAGCAGTTTTTATAACAGATGGTGAAAAGGTTGAATGTATATCAACGCCATCCAATCCATTGCAAGAATATAATGCTTATGTTTTAAGTGATGAATTTAAAGAAGAATGTACAAAACTGATGAAAAAGTATTACCCATCGACTAAAGAAAAGGACTATTTAAAATATATAATGCTTTTTGACCCAGAAGGCAGCCTTATTGAATACGATGAGTATATTAATCGGTATGTGGCTCAAACTGAAAAGGGTTAAAAGTCTTTTTCCTTCTTGTGGCATAAAATCTCTTTTAAGTGCTCTTTTGCAATTCCCAATTCATGCGTAAAAGCTTTTGCAGGATCAAATACAATTTTTTCATCTGTACTAAAGCTATTTAGTATGATTTTATCTTTCCAATCCAAATACCACTCGCCGATTTGGTAGCAAATCCAGTCTTCTTGTTCGCGCGTAAATTCTGGCCTATTTTTCATTAAGATTCCTCATAAGTAAGAATTTGCTCAATAAATTTTTTGTATAAATTTTTCAGAAAGTTAGATTTTTCGAGCTTTCTTTGTTGTGAATCAAATTTTGCATACCAATCTTTATCGAGGAGGGATATTTGGCTTTCTAGCATTTGGCATTTTTCTTTCAAAAACTGTATTTCGTTTTTTGTGCCAATTTCATCTTGAGATAGGGGTTTTTTCATTTTATTTTTCATTAAAACTCCCTTTTATTTTGGCTCAATCTTCTTAATAATGACAGGATTATGTAAACAATCGCGTACATAAGAGAAAGAACTTAATTTTTCCCTTTCTTCTAGTGACATCGGTTTTTCAAATTGTTTCAAATAAGCATTAGCTAATCTACGCTCAAGGTCTTCAATCTTATCGTCAAATTCATCTTTCATTAAAACTCTCTTTTTTATCTACAGGTCTAGGCTTCGGGTCTTCATTAAATTGGCTTGTAAAACACGGCCAATCTTGACTATTAAGCTTTTCTAAATCTATTCCTGAACGGGAAGCCATAGAGTTAAATAATTTAATTCCTATTGTTTCTTGTTTATCTTTATCTTTTTTCATTAAAACTCTCTCTTGTTCGCTTCATCCAGTCTAGCCCTCAATGCTCTAAGCTCCTCTTTTAGCTGCTCATTTTCTTCGGTCTTTTGTTCGAGCAAGAGTTTATCACCGTATTGCTTAGGCAATAGCTTTGATGCTAGCCATTTTCTGGTATCAACGCGCAATCTATCAACGCCTACCTCTTCGGGTATACAACTATCTGAAATTTCAAGGCATTGCTCTGCCAATAAATCTGCCTGAATCATCTTAGCTTGCGCGTATTTCAGGCGAAACTCCTCAAATTGATACCGCCAACGTTGTACCGTTTTCTCATCTGGCATATCAGAATACATTTTACAAAGCCTAGGTAACCCAACATCATGCGTTGATATTCTTTCGCAGATTAGATCGCCCTTTTCCTTTGTATAATCGGATGGTCTACCACCTGCATGCTTAGGTTTGCTCGGCAAATTCCCTTGATTCCCTGCCATTATTAAAATCCTTTTCCTTTATTTTATCGTATTTGTGCTTGTTGTTTTCTTTCTTTATTTCCTCAAGTGCTTCTTCAAATGATTTCGTGACGCCCGCGCCAAGACACATAGGGCATTGTATTTCAACGCCGCCTGTATTTGTATAATTATAAATGCCATTAAATTTAAAAAGTTTTTTACGTCCTTTACATCTCACGCACCTAATCATTGCTCCTTTCATACTTAAAAGCTCCATTTATAAAATTAATTCAAATATTTTGTTGACACGTATTCAAAACTATACTATTATAAATTCTTTAAGTAATTATGAACATTTTTAAGTAACTATGACAGGATAAAATACGATGTCAGCTTTATGTTTAGATAGTATAGAAATTAAAGAGCTTTTTGGGATGGTGAAATTTCATGAGGAAATTTTAATAAATAGTTTAGGCGATGATTCAAACAACGCAACGATAGTTGCCAAAACTTTAAACATGGCATTAATTGCTAACCGTATTGCGTATGCGGTGCAATATTCTTGTGGTGAAGAGATGTATTTGGATGATATTGAGTTTAATACATTTGATTCTGAAAAATATTTCACTAATGAGATTATAAAGCCTATCAAATGCCAAGAATCAGAACTGTATAAAAAATTAAGTATCTTAAATTATAACTTATATACAAATGATGGACGTATATTTTTAGAAAATAAATACACTAAAAATATTGAAAAAATGTTGGATTGTCTTAATAAGTGGGAGGAAACCCAATGAGTTACAATGGATTGATGGACGGATGGCACGGCGACGAGAACGAATGCAATGGTGACTGTGGTTTATGTGACAATTGTGAACGAATTAACGATATGAAAGGAGATCAGGAATATGAAGCCTATTGCTATGAACAGCTCGATAAATCTTATGACTAATATGCCAGCATTTGATTACACACAAAGCATTATTCCACTATTATGGAAATTTTTAGACAAACGAAGACGGCCTTGTTTTATTTCAATGAATGTTTATAAAGTTGATAATGAGCTTGTCATAAGCATTATTGATAATAAAAAAATAAGGTGGTTTAAAAGCTCAGACAATCAAAATTTGTTAAAAAAGTTAACTTCATATTTAAAATTAAGCTAATGCTATTTAGCTCATTTAGATTATATTAGACGGTTTTTTCAACAACAATGGAGATATGGACTATGTTAATTTTAGGTAGGCGATCAGGTGAAAAAGTCATGATAGGTAACGATATCGTAGTATCAGTCTTAGGAGTAAACGGCAGTCAAATACGTTTAGGATTCGAGGCACCAGAGGGGGTTATTATACATCGTCAGGAAATATACGAAAAAATAAAAAATAAAGAAGGTAAAAATAAAAAGTCGTAATAATTACCTATCGTCTCATGGAATAATCCTGTTTTATTTGGATAATTCTTTGAGGCGAATCTCAACCAAACGGGTTTTATATTTTGTTTGATGTGAAACCAAACACTTGGTACCACATTTTTTGCATTTTTTACCTGGCTTTACTTTTTGGTTATCACATTTAAAGCACCATATCATATTGTTTTGCCCGTTAAGGCGTCTAACATTAGAATTATGAGGCTTACTTGCCTTACCCATCCCTGAGCTGTCCCTATATAAAACAAACGCATTAAATCAATTAAATGGCGTCTATAATTTGATTAAATCCCATTAAGCCAAATCTTTTATCCAAAGGTAGCTTGTTGCTTTGTGCTTTTTTCATTAACTGTATGGCCTTTTTAACTTCTTTTTGGTCTGCTATGTAATCTTCAAGTTTAGCTCCATGGCTTACCATGCGTAAAGCATGCTGGTATTTATGAATTAAAGCGGAATCCTCTGGTGAATATTGAGATTTAACGACTTTCTTTTCACTATATCCGGCTGGTTTTTCAAAAAATCCTGCTTTAATTATGGCTTCTAATCCCTTTATGCGTCTTGTAAGGTTATATTTCTCTTTGTTTCCGTTATCTAAATGATGGCTACATTGTCTTAAAAATTCATGGTCACTCCTTGTGTCTTTAGGGATATAGTGTGCTCGTAACGTTAATAATAAACCGTCTATTTCTTTAGAAATCACAAAATTACTACTACTTTTCTTTGTGGTCTCTCTCGCGAGAGTAGTAGTAGTTTTTTTATTTCTTTTTATTTCTTTTATTTTAGCTCCGACATTTTTGTCGGTGGGTACCGACACATTTGTCGGGGGGGTACCGACATTTTTGTCGGGGGGGTAGTGGGGTGAGTTATATTCCAAATTTTTATTAATAGGCTCATTCATCCAGTCATGTTCTAAAAATCTATAATGGTTAATTCCCCCACATTCTGTTTGATACGTCTCAATTAATTTAACCTCCCGTAATTCCTTTAGCCCTCTTTCAATAACCCGTTGTTGCATCCCAAGTTCTTGTGATAGCTGATTGGTTGACCTATGAACCGTTCCCTTTGCGCTGCTCCATTGTGCCAATCGGCCATATAAAAGCTTGGCTTGATGGGATAATTGAGATGAGGGGATTTGAATTAACCAGCAGGGAATATAAACGGCTGGGGCATGAGCTTTTGGGTTATGTGTTTTTGCTGGGATTTTATTAGTTCTGTTGTTTTCTTTGGTGGACATGGTATAATCACTCCTTGGTATAGTCCTTCTGTATTAAATCTCAACTTGCCGAAGAGATTACGGGGCAGGATGCCCCTTTTTTATTCAAATCTTTTTATTGATAAGATTTCTTTCTGCTAAAAACTCCATACATTTTCTGTAAGTATCTTCATCTATTTCAAAATGTTCCATAATTTCACCTTTAGTAAATATAGTTTCATTTGAAAAACTTTTTATATAGACCCATATAAAAGCAGCGAGAGGATTACCAGTAAGATTTAGTATTATTTCTTTCTCAATTACCATAAAAGGGGATGGCTCTACAGAAAATGTGCCTAATGTTCCGTCTTTTCCTTCAATAAAAAAATCTTCACTCACAACATATTCTCCAATTAAGTTAATTAACCCCTAACCGGTGGATGAGTAATTTAAAATTTGAATTTTAAAAGACTTATTAGCTATAATAAAAATAGCTCACCACCTGTTATGGTGTAGTTTCTTCCATGCGATTAACAGTTTTGCATAACTGTTAGGCTCGCCAAAGGCTTACGCCATTCCCGCTATCTCCGCCAAGAGATAGCGAGGAACATTTTATAACTATAAATCAACTTTTCACAAGCTTTACGGTTGCCTCTTTTTCTTTTACATGCTTGTTTAAAAAATGCTCTATCGTTTCAGTGATTTTTAAAGACAACTCGGCAATGATTTTTGGGCATAATTTTTCGCTTGAATGTTGGCAAAGAACCAAATGGCTTTTGACAATGTTATGAATGGGAAGCATGTTAAAGTTAGGCGTGTAATTATCCATATTGATTTAGTCCTTTGAGTTAATTTGATGCACTTTGTTTTTCTAGTAGTTCAAAAATCTCTTTTGTTTTAGAAGGATATTCCTTAAGGCAACACATAATAGCATTTGTATTAACAACGGCATTGAAAACTGTCATTTCGTCGTCGTCTCCTAAAGATTCTTCAATCACCCCTAAAACACTTTGAAGTTCATTAATAAATTGTTTTGCGTTATGAATACTGCCTTCTTTTGCGTAAGAATCATTTTTTATCATCAAATATATTCCCTATAATTTTGAATTTACCAAACTCTTTAAATTCATTTGCCATTTCAATATTTTTAAATATAAACCTACACTTATTAATTAAACAAATGTCGCCTTCATAAAGTCTTATTCCTTTAGAATCCAATAAATAAGTTGCTTGCATAAGGTTTTTTGTATTAAAGACAGCAAACTTTTCTTTGTTATTCCCTTCTACTACATAAGTTATTTTAGGCAGTTTACTTTTCCTAAAATGTAGGGATTCTACCCTACACATGCCATGTTTTTTATCGTAATAACGAAAGCTAGGTAAATAGGTAGATTCAACCTGGGTTTCATCTTCTTGAGGTTTTTTTGCGTCTTCCTCACGTGCTCTAAGCTTGCCTTTTGTAATTTTCTCAATCTTTATTTGAGATTTAAAAGGTATAAAACCTCTCCTTATCCAGTTAGAAAAACTTTGCTTTGCGATACCTATCGCGCATGCAGCTTTCCAAGCCGAGCCAAAAAATTGATAAACATCGTCAGTTTTCATTCATTTACCTTATGTTTTTATCGTTTTTATAAATTAGGCAAAACGAGAAGTGAATAATAATTGATTTGTTGACGTGTTCACAATATTTAATTTGTTTACACGTACTCAAAATAAAGGTAGAATATCGACTTTAAGTAACTAAGAGCGATTTAAGGAGGTATGAAATGTTTGAAAAAGTACAACAAAGGACTATAGGAGACGGCAAAGTGGAAATGCCAAGGACAATAGGATTGTCATACGAAAAGAAGCAAGAAAGGAAATTAGGCATAGGTGGGTCTGATATGCCAATCATTCTAGGATTATCCAAGTATAAAACTCCCTATCAACTTTACCTTGAGAAAAAAGGCATATTATCAATTGGTGATGAAATGTCACCGGTTCAATACTGGGGTAATCTCTTAGAAAACGTCATCCGTGATGAATTTGCAGACAGAAATAACGTAATTATTCAAACGCCAGATACTATAACTCATCCATTCTATGATTTTATGCGAGCAAATATAGATGGTTATATTTCTGAATGGGAAGCAGTCCTTGAGATTAAATGCTCAACTCAATTTATGGTAAATGAATGGGGAGAGGACGGCAGCGACTATATACCAATGGCCTATCTTGCCCAAGTTGCGCATTATTGCTCAGCCACAAACGCAGATTGCGCCTATATCGCCGTATTAATAGGTGGGAATGATTATAGGCAATATAAATATGTTCGTGACCTTGGGCTTGAAAAAACCATTATTGACGCAGCTTGCGCATTTTGGGATTCGGTTCAAAACGGTGATGCGCCTCCAGCAACCAATCAAATAGATTTAAGGTTGATGTTTCCTCGGCATATCCCAGAAAAAACCGTCAATGTTTCAAGTGAAATTGACAGTCATTTAAAAAATCTGTTAGACACTAAAGCCAAAATGAAGGAATTACAGGCCATCGAAGAGGAAAGCCGATTTAAAATCATGCAGTACATGGAAGATAACGAGTGTCTATTGGATGAATCAGGAAGGCCGCTAGTGACGTGGAAGGCGAACAAAAAAGGATCGAGAGTATTTTTAATGAAAGGGGAGAAATGATGACTGCATGGGCGGATTATCCTAAGCGGATGTTAAAAATAAAAAAGGAAGAAATCATGATTAACGAAAATGAATCAGAAAATATGGCAGAGATACTTACAAGCAAAAATTACAAAGAATCTTTAGACACAGAAAGGGGAGAAACTATGACTAACGGAAACGAAGAGTTAAAAAATCTTTTAGAAACACTCGAATTAAAACTTGGGAAATTAGCCGAATATGAAAGCGAGTTAATTATTGAAGCTGATATGTTAAAAAATATGTATGAAAGAATGGCTATTCAGGTAAAAGAAACTCAAGAATTACTTAAGGAGTTTAGCAAAGAAAAATATGTATTTTTTAGGGATTTTAATGAACGTATAGATAGAGCAATTGAAAATTCATTAAATAACTCATTAAGCGGATATGATCTTCAATTTACTTTAGTAAAAGGCGATTCAAATGACTGATGAAATACCAGAAACGCCAGAAGATCTATTTAATCTCATGAAGGAGTTACCAATGACTAACGAAATACTAGAAATGCCAGAAGATCTATTTAATCTAGGGGAAAAATCATGACTAAAGTATACATAGTAATTGTTAGGAGCTACGGAGAATTTGATTATATTTTGGGTTGTTACGAGAGTGAAGAATTAGCATCAGAAGACATAAAAAATTTGGAAATAATAGATAAACGTAATGAATCTTCACCTAATGATTATTTAATCGAAGAATTTGAACTAACAAAGGTCAAAGAAGTAATTGAAAAAATGGAAATAGAGCCAACGCCAAAATATACCACTGGAACCATATATTTAAAAACTGAAGGTGAAAACAATGAATAACAAGAATGATTTATTAGATTCATTAAATTGTTGTATCCAAAAAGTTAGTAAAAAAGTAGAGGAATTAAGTACCTCAATGTTAATAGAAGGTGAAAAACTAGAAGAATCTAAACAAACCATTGGAGACTTAATAAGTCATATAGATCAATTGATCGGCGCAATGAGTTTTTTGTATGGCCAAATTGAAAATATGGAACATAGATATAAATGTAATGAGGAAATGAAAAAATTA